TGATATAAATTTTGATCCGACAAAAGATTTAAGTGCAGGTGTAGAATTTAATTCTAACCTTGCAGAAGTAGTAGACGAACAAGATCTTGGAACATTAGGTTCAGAACTTTATCAAGATTATCAAGACTATAAAAATTCAAGATCCGATTGGGAACAAGCATATACTCAAGGATTAGATTTATTAGGATTTAAATACGAACAACGTACAGAACCTTTTCAAGGAGCCTCAGGTGCGACGCACCCGGTACTAGCTGAAGCTGTAACACAATTTCAAGCATTGGCTTATAAAGAATTGCTTCCCGCGGGCGGGCCCGTGCGAACACAGATTGTTGGTCTCTCGACTCCAGAAATAGAACAACAGTCTCAAAGAGTTTCTCAATTCATGAATTATCAAATCATGGATAACATGCAAGAGTATGAATCTGATTTTGATCAGATGTTATTCTATTTACCTCTATCTGGATCTACATTTAAAAAAGTTTATTACAATGAAACATTAGGCAGAGCCGTATCACAATTTGTTCAAGCTCAAGATATCGTTGTTCCTTATTCAGCAACATCGTTAGATGAAGCAGATTCAATTATTCATGTTATTAAAACTTCAAAAAATGATTTAAGAAAACAACAAGTAGCAGGATTTTATAGAGACATTGATTTATTACCGTCTGATGATTCTACAAATTCAAATGATCTTAGAGATAAGGAAAGAGAACTTGAAGGAATTTCAAAAGGAAATTCAGAAGATGTTTTCACTCTATTAGAGTGTCATGTTAATTTAGACTTAGAAGGATTTGAAGACAAAGATGCAGATGGTGAGCCTACAGGAATTAAACTTCCATATATTGTAACTATTGAAGAAGGTTCTAGAGAAGTTTTATCTATAAGACGTAATTATTCTGAAACAGATGCTAAGAAACAAAAAGTAAATTATTTTGTACACTATAAATTTTTACCAGGACTTGGATTTTATGGCTTTGGTTTAATTCAAATGATTGGTGGATTGTCACGTACTGCAACACAAGCATTAAGACAATTATTAGATGCAGGAACATTATCTAATTTACCAGCAGGATTTAAACAACGAGGTATTAGAATTAGAGATGATGCTCAATCTATTCAACCTGGAGAATTCAGAGATGTAGATGCACCAGGTGGAAACCTTAAAGATGCATTTATGACTTTGCCTTATAAAGAACCTTCGCAAACTCTATTAGCTCTTATGGGGGTCGTTGTTCAAGCAGGTCAGCGTTTTGCTTCAATAGCTGATATGCAAGTTGGGGATGGGAATCAGCAAGCAGCAGTGGGGACGACCGTGGCTTTGCTGGAAAGAGGATCTAGAGTTATGTCGGCCATACACAAACGACTATACGCTTCTATGAAACAAGAATTTAAATTACTTGCAAAAGTATTTGCATTATATTTACCACCTGAATATCCTTATGATGTTGTTGGTGGACAAAGAACAATTAAACAAACTGACTTTGATGAAAAAGTAGATATCATTCCAGTTGCAGATCCAAATATATTTTCACAAACACAAAGAATATCTATTGCACAAACAGAATTACAATTAGCAATGTCTAATCCACAAATACATAACATGTATGAAATTTATAGAAGCATGTATGAAGCATTAGGTATTAAAGACATTGATAAAATTTTATTAAAACCAGATCAACCCACACCAAAGGACCCTGCGTTAGAACACATTGATGCTCTTGCAGGGAAACCATTCCAAGCATTTCCGGGACAAGATCATAGAGCACATGTAACAACTCATTTAAGTTTCATGTCTACTAATCTTGCAAAAAATGCACCTGCAATTATGGCATCATTAGAAAAGAATGTATTTGAACACATATCTTTAATGGGACAAGAACAAGTTGAACTTGAATTTAGAGAAGAGATAGCTCAAGTAGCACAAATGAGTCAGAATCCTCAGATGCAACAGAACCCACAAGTACAAGCTCAACTACAAAACATGCAACAAAAGATTGAATCAAGAAAAGCTCAAATTATTGCTGAAGCAATGGAAGAATTTATGGCAGAAGAAAACAAAATTACATCTCTTATCGATAACGACCCTATCGCAATGTTAAGATCTAGAGAGTTAGATCTAAGAGCACAAGAGAACGCTGCTAGAGAACAAGACAACAAGGAAAGAATCAACCTTGATAAGATGAAAACTATGATGAACCAGTCAACAGATAGTCAAAAGCTACAACAAAATGAACAATTAGCAAAACTAAGAGCAAATACATCATTAGAAAAGACTATTTTAACTGCTAAACTAAAAAACAATCAAAAATAAGTTTTAAAAACACAAAAAAAGGAGTATATAACGCTTATGAAAAACAAAAACAAAAAAATTGGTCAATCTAAAGAAGTAGATCATTCTAAATTTACAGGTAAAGATGGATATTTAGTTGGTGGAGTTGATATTGAAATGTCAAACCCGCAAGAAACTCAAGTTGAAGTAGTTCAAGGCCAAGGAAACATACTACCAGAGAAAAAAAGATCAGCTAAGTGGTATTAATATGTTACCAATGCTTGGAGCTATTGCACCTTTAGCTAAAATACTATTTTCAACTATTGAAAAAGCAGTTCCTGATAAAGACTTACAGGCAAAATTAAAAGCAGATTTACAAACACAATTACTACAATCTAATACACAAGAATTACAAGCTGCAGCAAAAATTATTGAAGCTGAGGCAAAAGCTGGATGGTTTGCATCAAGTTGGAGACCTCTTTTGATGTACGTATTAATATTTATATTGGTCTGGAATTATATTCTTGGACCTGTTATAAGATTAATGCTAGGAACAGTTATTACATTTGAACTTCCAGGAGACGTTTGGACTTTATTGCAAATTGGCTTGGGTGGATATGTAGTAGGACGATCCGGTGAATCTATCGCACGAACGATGGCAAACAAAACAATAACAAAGGAATAAAAATGAGAAATGATTATACACAAAGACCAAGACCAGGATTTAAAATGGGTGGTAAAGTTAAAAAAGGTGGAAAAGGATTTCCAGATTTAACTGGTGATGGTAAAGTTACTTTTAAAGATATTTTAAAAGGTAGAGGTGTCATTAAGAAAAAAGGTGGCATGGTTAAAAAAGGTATGCATAAAATGTCAGGTGGAAAAATGATGAAAAATTCTGATATGAAAAAAGGTAAAAAATAATGGCAGCAATTATTAGAAAAGGATTAAGCATAATTAGAGGTGTAGAACCTAAGAGTACTAAATCGACTAAACTGAAAGCTGAAATTTCTAAAAATGTAGGTCGAATTAGTAAAAAAGATTCTCAAAGTGAATCATTGGCAGAAGAACTTTTAGCACTAGAAGAAAAAGGTGGAGATTCAGAAGCAATTAAAAAAGCAAAAAAAGAACTTGAAGATATTAGAGCTAGTAAAAAAAAATATCCAAAAGAAGTAGGTGAAATAAATACAGGGGAAGTATTTACAAAAGAAACAGAGTATAAAAAAGGTGGAAGAGTTAAAAAAAATAAAGGTGGTCTTATTAGAGGGATACCTAAACTTGCAATGAGAGGTTATTAATGGCTATTATAAAAGCAATTAAAAAATTACGTAAACCAATTAAGATGTCTGTTGAAGAAAGAACAAGTGGATTATTAAAAGAAGGTAAAGATTATAAAACTGGTTCAAAAGGAGAATATCTTAGTTTAAAAAATAAAGAATATAAAAAAAATCCTATTGCCACTAGACAAAAATTAATTGAAAAAATTAATGATAAAACTGCAACTAAAGATGAAATAAAAGCAATGGATATGATTGAAGAAATGGATGTTGGTTATAAAAAAGGTGGAAGAGTTAAAAAAAATAAAGGTGGTCTTATTAGAGGAATACCTAAAATTGCAATGAAAGGCTATTAATGGCTAAACTTTGCCCAAGAGGAAAAGCAGCAGCAAAAGCAAAATTCGCAGTGTACCCTAGCGCGTATGCGAACATGTACGCGAGCGCAGTTTGTTCTGGTAAAGTAGTTCCAGGTGGACGTAAAAAGAAAATGGGTGGAGGAAGCGTTTCACAACAAAGAAAAATGGTATCTAATTATAAACAAGGTGGCGTTGCAAAAGGTTGTGGCGCTGTAAAAGAAGACAGAAGAAAAGTTACAAAAAAATATTAATATGGGTTTAAGAAATTGGGTTAAAGAAAATTGGGTTGATATTGCAAATAAAAAATCCGATGGATCTTATCCTAAATGTGGAAGAAGTGGTGGAGAGACAAGAAAAAATTATCCTAAATGTGTACCCATAGCTAAAGCTAGAGCTATGAGTAAAGGTCAAAGATCTTCTGCTGTTAAAAGAAAACAACAAGCATCTAATGCAGGACCAAAACCTAGTAATGTTGCAACGTTTGCAAAAAGAAAAAAAATGGGTGGCGGGGGATTAGTATAGTGCCACGAGGAACTTGTTGGAGAGGGTATGAGCAAAAAGGATTTAAGAAAAAAGGTAGTAAATCAGTTCCTAACTGTGTAAGAGCAGGTAAAGCAAAAGGTGGAAAAATTAAAAAAGGTAAAAAATAATGGGCACATTTTTTAGAAAAAAAACACCAGAGGAAATAGCACAACAAGAAAAATTAGATGCAGAAAAACCTAAATCTAATGCTGAAATAAAAGCAGAAAGATTAAAAGAATTAGACAAAGAATTAGGTATAAAAAGAAATGAAAAATCTAAAGGTGGAATTGCTAGAGGTTGTGGAAAAGTAATGTCTAATAGAAAAAAAGTAACAAAATATTTTTAATGGGTGATATTTCTTTAAAAGGTAAAGGTAGAGCTTTTATGGCATCAGGTGGTACACCTGCATGGCAAAGAAAAGAAGGTAAAAATCCATCAGGTGGTTTAAATAAAAAAGGAATTGCATCTTATAGAGCCGCAAATCCTGGATCAAAATTATCAATGGCAGTAACAACAAAACCCAGTAAGTTGAAAAAGGGTTCAAAATCTGCTAATAGAAGGAAGTCTTTTTGTGCCAGAATGTCTGGAATGAAAAGTAAATTAACCTCTGCAAAAACTGCAAGAGACCC